TCAAAAATGGAAGTAACCTACATAAGCCACATGGGTGACGACAATTCTGTTGTAGACGCGGCGCGTGTCAGTTTTGGTAAGCACTCTGGCCGTTACACTAAAGAGCAGAACGACAAACTCATCAAATTCCTCGCCAAACACAAACACCTGTCGCCCTTCGGCCACGCCTTTGCGTCCTTCCACGTTAAGGCACCTATCTTCGTAGCGCGACAGCTTGTTAAACACCAATACCTACGCTGGAACGAGATCAGCCGGAGGTATGTAGACGAAGAGCCAGAGTTCTATCTGCCTGATGTGTGGCGTGGGCGTAGTGAGGATAAGAAGCAGGGTAGCTCTGGCGTGTGGCAACCAGACTACATAACACTCAATGGGGCTATGGGGGCAGTAAAAGATTTGTACGACCAGATGATTTATGATGGCTGCGCACCTGAACAGGCCCGTATGGTTCTCCCTCAGTCTACCATGACAGAATGGTACTGGAGCGGTTCTCTCGACGCATTCGCCAATATGTGTAAGTTGCGGTGCGCCTCTGATAGTCAGTATGAAAGTCGTATTGTTGCCAATCAAATTAGTGGAACGATGGGCAAACTATTCCCTGTGTCGTGGGAGGCTTTGGTAGGGCCTACCTGTATGTTTGAAACACAAGAATCTTCCGATGGTATGAGCAACCCAGGCAACAAAGACTACGAGGTATGATAAAATGAACGATGACTGCGAAGTAATTACACGCTTTGACTTTTTAAGGAGTGTTGAAGGGAGTATTAGTGACGATGAGGTAAACTACAGAAAAGAAAATTTGGGATTATCCTTAACGGAGGCGGAAAATGTTGTAAAAGTTGATGTCCTATACAACAAACTTCTTGATATGCGCCTTAGGTACGGAAAATTTGAAGACATGGACTGTGACGAGGTGTTAAACGAACTGCTAGACTTGTTTATCCAAGCCTTGTATTAACTTACGGAAAGGTATGATGGATGGAATTATCTAGAAAGCCCTGCCCTTTTGTAGACTGCGGAAGTTCTGACGCTTTCGCCTACAACACAGAGAAGATGACGGGTAGGTGTTTCTCATGTGAGCGTGGGTATCCTAGCCGATCCGCTGAGACATTTGACTGGGCCTCTGTAGAGTACCCCACAAACAGGAGCACGAACAACATGACACAACAATCAGTATGGTCACGGACAGGTACCAACCTCACGGACATGACCGCCGCCGCCTACCGAGGTCTAACACCAGCAACCATGAAGATGTACGGGGTAAAGTCTGTAGTTGACCAAAGCACCGCCGAGGTTGTTGGACAGGCCTACCCCTATCCTTCGGGCGGCTGCAAGGTACGTAAGTTCCCTAAAGATTTCTTTGTAGACAACTTCAAGTCTGATGAGTTGTTCGGAATGGACAAGTTCAACAGCGGGTCTAGCAAGGTTGTAGTCGTTACTGAGGGTGAGCTTGACGCTATGTCTGGCTACCAGATGACTGGGTCTAAGTATCCGTTCGTGTCCCTGCCGAGTGCTACACCCTCACGTAAGCTGTGGCAGAATGAGAAGGTTATGAAGTTTCTTAAGAGCTTCGACAAGATTCTTATGTCTGTGGACAGCGATGGCAAGTCTGACGCCATTGTCAACAAGCTTGCGATCATGTTCCCTAACAAGGTTTATGTAGTACCTCACGACAAGTACAAGGACGCCAACGAGTTCCTTGAGGCTGGTGCAAGTGCTGCCTACAACTCTGCATTCTTCAACGCTAAGAAGTATGTACCAGAGAATGTGTTCAACACTACAGAACAATTCCTCAAGATCGTGCATGAGGACGACGACAGTAGTTACTTGCCTACCTACATCCAAGGCTTTGACGATCTAGCCCTTGGTCTCATGCGTGGTCACTTCACTGTGTTCTCTGCTCCTGAGGGTATCGGTAAGACAGAGTTCATGCGTAAGTTGGAATACACAATGCTTCGCAGCTATCCAGAGGTTCCTATTGCTATCTGCCATATGGAGGAAACTAAGAAGCGGTCGATCCTTGGTCTTGTGTCCTACTGGGTCAACAAGAATGTCACACGTACTGACCTAATTGACGACAAGAAAGAGGTTGATACTGCCATCAAAGAGATGAGCGAACGGGAGAACCTGTTCCAATTCTCACTTGGTGTAGACGAAGACCCTATGTCGATCCTTGACCGCATCCGTTACTTTGCTGAGGGCTGTGGTTGTCAGTACATCTTCTTTGAGCCTATCCAGGACTTGGCCTACTCACGTCAGACTGACCAGACTACAGAGTCTTGGTTGTCGGAGCTGTCCACTAAGCTGGCACGTCTGGCCTCTGAGTTGAACGTAGGTATCGTGACTATTGCTCACGAGAATGACGATGGTCAGATCAGGGACTGCCGTATGATTGGTAAGCGAGCCTCTGTTGTAGTACGCCTCAAGCGTGACAAGATGCACCAGGACGAGGATGAGAGGAATACGACTGAGCTTCTGTTGGTCAAGAACCGTCCTGCTGGTGCTACTGGCTGCGCTGGGTGGTTGAAGTTCGATGATGAAACCTTTACACTACGCGAGATCAACTTAGACGATGAGGTATAAACGACATGGGAAAGACGGTAGCATTAGATATTGAGACGGACGCACTGGACGCTAAGCGTATCTGGTGTATCGTCGCCCGTGATGTATCGGGAGGAGACCACGAGGTGTTCATCCACCCAGACAAGCTACAGCCTGAGCGTGAGCGTTACCTTGAGTTCATCCAGGGCTGCGACAAGATCGTGATGCACAATGGTGTAGGCTTCGACTGGAAAGTTCTTTGTAGTTTCTTCGGAGATGACCACCTACCCTTCGAGAAGGTTGTAGACACGCTGATTATCTCACGCCTACTTAAGTATGACCGCAAGGGTGGCCACTCACTGGACGCATGGGGTAAGGAGGTCGGCCTCTACAAGGGTAAGTTCACAGACTTCGAGGGTGGTCTCACTGACGAGATGCTCGACTACTGTAAGCTGGACGTGGACGTAACTGTCAAGGTCTACAAGAAACTTGCCTATGAGATCAAGAGCAGTGGCGGTATGGATACGTGGGCTAAGCCTATCCGTTTAGAGCACGACATTCAGCGTGTTCTTGAGAAAGCTACGGAGAACGGTTTTTCTTTCGATGCGGCTGGCGCTGAAGATATGCTAACTACTATCACGAAACGCATGGCTGACCTTGAGCAACAATTCCAACAAGACTTCCCTCCCAAGCTGGAGATCGTCAACACGTTGAAGTACCGCCTCAAGGCTGACGGTATGGTACACAGCAATGTGCAGAAAGCAATGGACAAGTACCCCAAGACTGAGGTGGTGGAGGATACGCTTGTCTGCTACGACTATATCCCATTTGCTCCTGGGTCACCAAAGAAACGTATTGACCGTTTGTGGGAGGCAGGATGGAAGCCTGTGTCTAAGACCGATGGACACATCCAGTGGGAACGTGACATGAAAGACGCCCAGCGCAAGCGCAAGTCTACAGAAGAGTTGGAGGAGCGTAGGGTTAAGTTCAAGCGTTATGGATGGAAGTGTAACGAACAGAACCTCAACACGCTTCCTGCTAACGCACCATCTGGAGCACACAAGCTGGCTGAGTGGATGACCCTGGACGGGCGTAGGTCTAGTCTTGTTGAGTGGCTTGGTCAGTGTAAAGAGGACGGACGCATCCACGGACGCTTCACAGGTATCGGAAGCTGGACCCACAGGCTTGCACACAGCGCACCTAACCAGGCCAACATCCCTGCTGAGTTCCACGGTGACCCAGACACGGCAGTAAAGAAAGTTAAGGCGCAGTACGATGGGCCTATGAGAGCCTTGTGGGGCGTTCCTGAGGACTGCTGGCAGGTAGGTACAGACGCTGAGGGTATCCAGCTACGTCTACTGGCCCACTTTATGAAGTCTGAGCAGTACCGAGAGGCTATCCTGTCAGGGTCTAAGGAGGACCAAACAGACATCCACAACCTGAACCGTCGAGCACTTGGTCTGGACCACATCACACGGGACGACGCAAAGACATTCATCTACGCCTTCCTGCTGGGAGCTGGTAACGCCAAGGTAGCTGAAATACTTTCCTGTAGCACTACGCAGGCTGCTGAGGCTGTTGAGAACTTCACGCAATCCATTGAAGGATTAGCTAAACTCAAGAAAACTAACATCCCTCGTCTTGCTAAGATGGGATACTTCAAGGGCATGGATGGCCGTAGGGTTCACTTCCCTGGTGCTCACTACATCCTTGCCGGTATGCTACAGAATGGTGAGTCTACCCTGATGAAGTACGCATGTCTGAAATGGATGGAGGACGCAGACAGAGAAAAGATTAACTACAAGCTTCTGACTTGGCCCCACGATGAGTGGCAGGTTGAGGTTAGTGGTTCGAAAGACATGGCTGAACGCCTAGGTAAAATCCAGCGTGACGCTATCGTATGGGCAGGTGAGCACCTAAATTGCTTCTGCCCTCAGGAGGGTTCTACAGATATAGGCAAAAATTGGCGAGAATGTCATTGACACTGTAGTTCCTGTTGAGTATACTTCGCAAACTCTAACGCCATAAAGGAGAAAAACGCATGGCTAAGTTTATCAAAGCAACTGGCACCGTCGAGTGGGCTAAAATCTTCCCGCAGAACATGGACACCGCTGAAAAAGCTAAAGACCCTAAGATGAAGAAACAGTTGGAGGAAATAGGTGGTCAATATATCGTGAACTTCTACCCTGACGACCCTGACGGGTACTACCAAATGATGGTTGAATCAGGTGTTGACATGAAGCTAAGTGGTCGTTGGGTACAAAAAGATGGACGACACTTTACAAAACTTAAGCGTAAACACATCGGCCCTTTCCCAGAGGCAGGCGGTCCTCCCAAGGTTGTCGATGCAGACAA